CAGCTGAAATTAGTATAAATAAAAAAAGAGTAAAATTAGGACATTATTTAACTGAAACTGAAGCTCATTTGGCTTATCAATCTGCATTATCTAATTATTTAAAACAATCTATATGACACCAAAAGAAAAAGCATTAGAGCTATACAACAAGTACGAGCAATTAGCTAGAGACTTCACAAGAGGTGTGTCAATGAAGGAATTTGCTAAACAATGCTCATTGGTAGCATTAAAGGAATTACTAAAAGACTCACAAGAAACCGAATTTTGGTTAGAAGTTAAAAAAGAAATAGAAGCATTATGAGTTTTGAAGATCTTAAAAAAGAAGTACAAAAAGGATTGGATGGTAGAAACAATGGTATCCCTATGGGGTTTAATAGACTCAATAGATATATTGGTATCAGAAAGGGTATCTACACTCTCGTTGGTGGTTTAACAGGATCTGGTAAGACTAGTTTCATTGATGATGCTTATGTGCTCAATCCATTTGATTGGTATATATCTAAAGAGAATAAAACAAACATTAAGCTCAAGATATGGTATAGATCTATGGAGAGAAGTAAGACATATAAACTAGCTAAATGGATTAGTAGAAAGATGTTTTTAGACCATGGAATGATTATTTCTGTTAACAAACTATTAGGTTGGACAGAGAAAATGACCCATGATGAACATGATCTTTTTCTAATGTATGATGATTACATGGAGCAGATGAAAGAGATCATCACTATTATTGATGGACCAGAGAATCCTGTAGGTATTGCTAAAGAGTTAAAAGCTTATGCATTACAACGTGGTGAAATCATTCAAGAAGATGAATATAATAAGAAATATATTCCTAATGATGAGAATGAAATCACTATGGTTATAATAGATCATATAGGTTTATTAAAAACCACTCAAGCACAACCTACAAAGAAACAGGCTATTGATAAGATGAGTGATGAGCTCAGATATGCTAGAGATTTCTATGGATATTCCCCAGTGGTAGTTAGTCAGTTCAATAGAGATATTTCCAATCCCATGAGAATCAAGAATGGTGATGTTGAGCCACAGCTAGAAGATTTTGCTGATAGCTCACAAACACAAAATGATGCTGATGTTGTTCTAGCATTGTTTGATCCAATGAGATATAAGGTGGCAGATCCTTCTGGATATGCATTAGAAAAACTTAGAGATGATGAAGGAAGTAAATATTTTAGAAGTTTGAGAGTAATAAAAAATAGTTATGGTTCAGACGACATTCGTATAGGTCTTGGGTTTCTTGGACAAGTAGGAATGTTTCGTGAACTTCCTAGACTTAAAGATATGACTGAAGCTACTTATCAAAATGTTATAAATAAAACATTCTTTCTTTAAAATAATATTTGGTAGTGTCAAAGGTTTTCTTTATATTTGTATAAAATATAATTATATGAAAAAATTAGACATTAGTCAGTATTTAGGACAAAAATTTGGTAGACTTATCATTGTTAAAGAAGTAGATTCTATACAATATAAAAAAACAAAGATGAGAAAAGTTCTTTGCAAATGTGAATGTGGAACAGAAAAAGAAATTGATTTAAACTCAATAAAAAGAGGAAAATCAGTTTCTTGTGGATGTTTCAATAAAGAACATGCAAAAGAAACACATACTAAACATGGATTAGCAATGTTATCTACTGGTATAAGACACCCTGATTACTGTATATGGATGAAGATGAAATCTAGATGTTTTAACACAAATGATAAGTCTTATAAAAATTATGGAGAAAGGGGTATTATAGTTTGCGATAGATGGAAAAATTCATTTGAAAACTTTATTACAGATTTAGGATGGAGGCCTAGTAATGATTATTCTTTAGAAAGACTTAATTACAATGGAGATTATTGTCCAGATAACTGTAAGTGGATATTAAAATCTGAACAGACTAAAAACAGTAGAAGAGTTAAACAGATTATTTATAATAATAAAAGACAATGTTTAACCGAATGGTGTAAAGAGTTAAATCTTAATTACGCTACTATGAGACATAGAATTTATGATTTAAATATTTCTTTTGAAGAAGCCATAAGATACCCAAAACATTATAAATTTAAAAAAACAGATGATAAAAGCAACAACATATAATACGCTTCCCTCAGGTAAGGATGTATTTTGGCAAGTGGTAATCCTTCCTACAATTAGTATAGTGAACAATCGTATAGATAAGGATGATGAATACTTAGCTATCAGTATTGAATGGTTATTTTGGTCATTTACAACAATTATATCAAATGAAAACAAAGTCTCCAAAGTTAAAGACTGGTTCTCTTAGAGACCAGAGACAGCAAGAGTTTGCTGATGTATTTCTAGAACATGGAGAATTTGGTATTCTTAATCTGTGTCCTAGGTTTGGTAAGATATATACAACAATCAATATTCTGGAGAAGCTAGACAAGAATATTAATATACTAATAGCCTATCCAGATTTAAAGATTAAAGACTCTTGGGAAACAGATTTCAAGAGTAGGAAGTATAAGAACACAAATATTACATACACCACGCATCTATCTATCAAAAAGCACACAGACACCCATTTTGACCTAGTAATATTAGATGAGGTACATTTACTCTCTGAAGCACAAATAGAGGCTGTAAAGGAGCTTAAATGCATAAGTATGCTTGGTCTTACAGGTACATTGTCTAAACATACAGAAATAACTCTTAGAAGTGAGCTTCAGCTGAATGTATTAGCTACCTATCCTATAGAACAAGCTATTGAAGAAGGTGTTATTACAGATTATGAAATCACTGTGGTATCTGTACCTCTAGATAACAAACGTCTTAATGATTATAAAGGTAAAAAGCGTACTGAAAAGAAGCAGTTTGATAGCTATGCATGGGTAATTGATCAGCTAGAGAGACAGAATAAGAGCACAATGTTCTTACGTCTAGCTAGAATGAGGATTATTCAGAATAGCATTGCTAAGATGGAAAAGACCAGAGAGCTATTAGCAGCTCATAAAGATGAGCGTATACTAGTATTCTGTGGATTAACCAAGATAGCTGATGAATTAGGAATTCCTGTCTATCATAGCAAAGCAGGAGAAAAGGATGTGTTTGAAAACTTTGCTAATGGTGAGGGTAATCACCTAGCTGTTGTAAAGATTGGAAATACTGGTGTAACTTATAAGCCCCTCAACCGTGTGATTATCAACTATTTTGATAGCAACGGTGAGAATCTAGCACAAAAGATAATGCGTTGTACAGCAATGGAATATGATAATCAAGATAAAAAATCTCATATATATATTATATGTTCAGATGAACCTGTAGAACGTAAGTGGTTAAAAAGTGCTCTTGATATGTTTGAAAAGGATAAAATAAAATATATATGATAAGTTGCATCTATACAATCACTAATATTGTTAATAATAAAATATATGTAGGAAAAACTAACAATTTTTATTATAGAATAAGTAAACATAAATACACTTTAAAAAACAATACTCATATAAATGAGCATTTACAACGTGCTTGGAACAAATATGGGGAAGATAACTTTGTTTTTGAAATTTTAGAAGAATGTTGTTTAGACCATTTATCTTCACAAGAACATTATTGGTGTAATTTATTAGATGCATTTAATTATCAAGTAGGATATAATATAAGACCTACACATCCATTTAATAAGGGTACAAATAGCCCTGAAATGATTGAAAAAGTAAAAAAAGCTCTCACTGGAAAAAAGTTATCTGAAGAACATAGATTAAAACTATCATTAGCTAAAAAAGGAAGAATTTTGTCAGAAGAAACCAAACAAAAAATGTCAAAAGCTAGCAAAGGAAAGAAAAAGTCAGAAGAAACTAAAAAAAGAATAAGTGAAGCAAAATTAGGAGACAAAAATCCAAGATTTGGTAAGCCTGCTTGGAATAAAAAACAAAAGTAAAATTAAATACATATGATAGTAGAATTAATTGAAGAATCACAGTTTAACAGACCAGCATGGTATGATTTAGTAATTGATGGAAAATACATCACTGGATCAGGAAATTTAGAGAGTATGCAAAAACTTTATAAGGATGTGTTAAATGATCCAAGTATGGTAAAAACTAAGAAAAAAGTTTTGAAATCTGATGAAATTAACGTACCTTTAGAGCAAGAAAACAACTAAATATGGCAAGTAAATTAATCGGAATTGTTGGTCCAACAGGGACTGGCAAATCAACATCAATTAAACATTTAAACCCACAAGAAACCTACATTATTAATGTAGCAAAGAAAGAACTCCCATTTAAAGGTGCAGAGAAACTTTATAATGAGGAAAACAAGAATTACAAGGAAATTGATAGAGCTGATCTAGTGATAGACCAACTATTGAAGATTTCAAAGAATGCTCCTCACATCAAGAACATCATCATTGAGGATTCAAACTATTTAATGGGCTTTACACTATTGGATCAAATCTCTATTAAAGGCTTTGAGAAGTTTAGTATAATGGCTAAAGAAATGGTTGAGCTCTTCAGAACAGCTAGAAAGCTACGTGATGATATCAAGGTGTTTTATTTCACACATCCAGAAACTATTGAAGATTCTGGTGAAATAGTGGGATATAAGATTAAAACCGCAGGTAAGTTAATAGATAATCAAATAGTTCTTGAAGGATTAATGACCATTTGTCTTTACACTCATGTTGAGGAAGATAAAGATGGTAAAGGAATTTATAGTTTTGTAACTAATAGATTCAAGAAATATCCAGCTAAAAGTCCTGATGGAATGTTTGATAGTATTAAAATACCAAACAACTTACAAGAAGTAGCAACTACAATAGACAATTATTATAACTAACAGAAAAACAAAACAGTATATGAGTATTAACATTGGTGGTAAAAAAAGAGAACAACTAGAAAATACAGAATTTGCAAAGAAAGTGGGCCTATTTGAGGCTAAAGTGATAGCAATCAATCCTAGTGTAGAAGAATATAAAGACATCTTAAACATGGAGCTTAAAGAAGATAGCAAGCTCACAGAATATCTATCTAAGAGTAGAGATGATAATGATTCTCTTAAAATAGACATCTGGTTACAGGAGATTAAGAATAATGATAAGTTTAAGGTAACATTCTTCCTAGAGAACAAACCAAAGGTGAATAAAGATGGTACCAAGAAACAATATATCAATTCTGTTGGTCAATGTACTTGGGCTGATGATCCAAACAATCTTCCTGAATGGTATACCAAACGTGAATATCGTGTAGCATTTGAAGGAGAAGAGTTATTATTTAACTTCTTACGTACATGGTTTGGTAATCTTGATCTAAGAGATAGTGAATCTACATTACAATTGGAGTGGAAGAAGCTAATGAAAGGTAATGTTAAAGACCTAAGAGATCAAATTGGTGGAGAATGGGTTACAAATGTTGTAGCTTTAGCCACAATCAAAACTGTAGAGAAAGAAGATGGTACAAAAGAATATCAGAGTGTTTATAATAAATCATTCTTAGCTCCATACAATCTTAAACAATTCAGACTATTAGATTATCAAGATGATAATGTATTAAGAAACATTACCACTAAGAAACCTAAGGATCTAAAACCTCACGAACGTTTTGTTAAGGATGTTGTAGGAGAATATGGATGTAAAGACTATTATATTCTAAAAGATTTAAGAGAATATACTTCAGGAGATAACTTGGTTGCTTCAGACAAAGTTATAGCTGAAGATGATTCAGATTATTAATACAATCCCTCCCTGTCTAGAAAGGGCTTCACGTAATGTGGGGCCCTTTTATTAATTTATGACTATGATACAAGGAAAAAGAAAGGAAAACCTTACACCAGAAGCTATATTTGAGAAACTCACTGATTATGACATATTTAAGTATTATATGCCTCATCCTTGGAAGCTCAATGTAGTTGCTCTATCTCCATTTAGACAGGAGCACAATCCTTCTTTTATAATAGGTAACAAGCGTGGATTTATATCATTTATAGACTTTGCTGACACCAGTAAGAGAGGTAATTGTTTTGAGTTTGTAAAGCTGTTATTCAATCTACAATCATTTGATGATGTTCTTAAGATGATTGATAGAGATTTTGGACTAGGGATAGCTAGTGGAAAAAGTACACAGGAATATAAGAAGATAACTGCTAGCTATAAACAACCTGAGCTAGAGAAAAGATATTCTCTTATACAGGTGAAGACTAGGAAGTTTAATAAAGAAGAGCTAGCTTATTGGAATGAGTATCACCAGGATATCCAGGATCTTAGAGATAATAATGTATATGCAATCAAATCTGTCTATCTAAACAAGAGTAG